TCTCGCCCGCATTTATCACTGCGAAAACTCCAAAATCCTGAACGGGTCCAGTAATCCGTCAACAAAATCCCGGCCCATAGGATTCATCATGGTTCCGGTGATAAATGCCTCGCGCTGTCCGTAATAGCCTGCGGCCTTCATCTTGATCCAATCCCTAACCGGCTGCGGACAAATCGAATTCCCCCCGGCCTTATAAGAAATAGTGATCGCGTCCGGGCGGTCTATGGCATCATCCGGCCATTCATTTCCGTATGAGGGATACACCCGACCGGGTTCCGATTTATAGTCAACCGTGATTGCAGAGGCGGGAATGGTCGTCGTGAGGCCGTCGGTCGTGTTGTAATAGGTAATGGTCAAATCTCCCGCGGTAGTCGAAATCGGAGGGCGCGGGAGTTTGATCGATCCCGTGGCCTCACACGGGAAGGCATCTAAGATAATCTCATAAGTATGGTTGACAAACGAGCGTTTACACTTCTCCTCTGCAATCTCACGCGCTCCCGCGATCATAGCGGAGATCATCGCATCCTCAGAAGTATCAGAGGTGGGCAACCCGAAACGCATCCAGACTTTCTGCTCTGCAAGGGTAACGGGTTCCGTGCTTTCTGTGGCGGTGCAACGGAATATCATCGCGTCCCCCTATCAAAAATAGTCCCATACGATTTCGAGGCCCCATGTCTTATAGGAACTGGCATCATTTAGCCAGGCGCAATGTAATTTGTCGTTGTGCTTGAGATGCACTGGCGCGTCTGGCCTGAATACATAATCCTGTACGGATGTCATGAGCTGGGAACATATTTTTGCATTAAACACAGATGCGGTATCACCGCTCGAAAGGATGTTTGCCGCAAATGATTCAGCTCCCGTTGCCGATCCCGTACTAAGATGCAACCGAACTTCATAGACGTTCCAATCAATCCCCAAGCTGGAATCGAGCGTGACATTTATGACGCTGCTCCCGGTCTCCTTATAATGCTGTTTACTCATGTCTTTTTCCCCCGAGGTGGCCGGCCTACCCTCCGCTCCGGCGGTTGTTCAATCGCTCTTTCGACTACACGGCCACTTACCGGCACCGCGTTCCCCATCGCAAGATGTCGCCCGCCCTCCATCTCACCGATTTCAATTTCATCCCCGGCCTTGACGCGGAGTCCCGTTTCATCATTCACTTCATCTTTTACAAATCTCAGTTTCATAGCGTCAATCCCATATCTTGTTGACTTCTTTGACGGCCATGATTGCGCCGACATACTGATTGATCTGGGTTTTAGCGTGCTCGAACTGCTGTTCTGCGTTCGCCTTGCGCTGTTCCATGCTCATAAGCATATTGGAGATTTTCTTATCCCATTTCGACTTTTCCGTTTCCCCGAAGCCATAGAGGAATCTGGTCTTCAGAAGATCCGCTTCGTCGGGGATGTAAACCTTGATCCCCATCCCTTCGGCGATACCGAGGAAATATTCACAGGAAGGTCTTTGAAAAAAATATTCCGTCGAAACAGCCATATCCACGCCGTAAACGTGGATCTCCTGAAATCCCTCATAGATCGCAAGGGCAAGCATCCAGGAAATCGTGTTTGTGAAATACTGACGCGGAAATCGGGCCAGAACTTCCTTCAAAGGATAGGGAACTGATCCGGGGATGGCATCCCAATGCTTCTGCATGTAGACGGGGCAATCCATCTTTGCGAGCCCGCCGATGTAATCCGGTAGCGGTTGCCCCCTGAAATTGTCGGACCATTCGTAAGTCCCTTTTTTAAGATCCGGATTCATACGCCGAAACCATTTTTGCTTGATCGTGTCGAACATGACGGAATGGATTTCAAACCATCGCGTCCATGAGGGAATGTGCAGATAGAGGTTGTTCACCCCCCATATTTCCCATTGCGGATCATTGAAGGGCGCTTGTGATTTCGTTTCGGCACATCCGACGATAGCGCACTTCTTCACATCCCCCGGTACGACTTTCCGCGCATGACCAACACCTACCTGCTGAACCTGTGTCCCTGTACTCATTTGCCTTCCTCCTATTTGATTGAAAGTGGGCGGGCCGTTTAAGACCCGCCCCCGTTATGCGTTAGGTTGCGTGTAACGTACTCAAGCTCTGGAACTCTTTCGCCGGGCTATATGCCGAAGGTTCCCTGAGAACCATCGCGCACATCGGCATAGCAGATCCGGCCGCCGCCGTCGCTTCGCAAACGACCCGGAACCCCTTGGCGCTGGAATTCGTGGAAATCAGATCGGCAACGGTGAAGTCGATCATGCCCTGGGAGTAGCGGTTATATGCCATGATGCAGTTCGTGGCGCTCATGGCACTGGATGCGTAGGTCGTGATGCAGGTAGCCAGTGCTACGTCAGCCCCGGCACCGTAATCCTTCATCGCGCAATGAATCTTGACACCCTCGCCAGCGGTAGCCATAACCGTGCTCCAAGTCGTGTCCAGTTCCGTGCATCGATCGCGGATAACGGTGGCCAGAGAAAGACCAGCCGCCTTCCCGTCCGTAACAGTCGTGGACCCAAGGAAGGTCAGTGCCGTCCCATCTGCGGCTGTTCCGGCAAGCAAGGTTCGGGAGTTCACTACTACGTTGTTAAGGGTCGCAAATGCCGCCGTTGCATGAACCAAAATCGAAAACTCTTTCACGTCCCGGAGCGTCCCAACCGTGGAAACACCCATCGTGATTGAAGATCCGGTGAGCGGAGACGATGCGGTCGTCACGGCAACCGTGTCAGATTCGACAGGTACAATATGGACCCGATAAGGCTGGGCGACCGTTGAAAGTCCGGTTCCCTCGCCTACGATGATGGCCGCTTTTTCATAGCCCGCCATTGAGAAGTAGCGCGAAATCGCCACGGAGCTATTTGCCCCGACATGCGCCACATCAACCTTGATTTTTTCGCTGAACAATCCGTTCATAGTTTTTCCTCCTTTTCCGTTAATCGGTTACTTCAACACGACAAACGGGCTGATTGTGTTGGAAGTAGAGCCTTCCAAGGGGATTTTTTCGTTAAGCCACGGCTTGCCGTCAACCGAGAAAATGGCTTTGAAAACCGTCTTGTTAGATGTAAACAGGAAATCGCTCGAAAGCGCGATCTTGATCCCCATGCCGTCTTTGAGCAGGTAATACTTCGGATCGACAAGGATCAAGTCGCCCTCAGTTCCGAGCGCCGGGGAACGGTCAGCCAGGAACAGCGGAATCCCAAGCAGTTGCCCGGAGACATTCGCCCGCACATCCGGCTGGAAGATGTTCTCGGAGTTTCCGCCCTGAATCGCCATGATCTGAGGCAAACAGGTCTGTGAAGCTACCCAGAGAGGAGATCCACCGAATTTGAGGTAGCTGTACATGGTGATAACGTCGGCAAAACTGATCTGCGAAGCGGTCGCCCGCGTCTTGTTTTTCTTGCAAGGTGCATTCAGAATTCCCAGCGGTTCACTGACACCCGACCCGCTCAGAATCTTGGTATCCTCCCATGCGATAAGGGCCTGCCGGAGCAAGGTCTGAATAAGCGAGGAACACGCGCTCCAGTTGCGAAGCAGCTTGTCGGTAATGGTGATGAAGGCGCCGGTTTCATGGGGTTGAAGTTTGATTTCCTTGATCTTCGCGTCGGTTTCCGTCAGCGTGTCGCCCTCGGCGATGGAGACAACCGTCACGCCGCCGTACATGTTCTGAGAAGCGCCCTGATCGAGGGCGGGCATGGTGACATCGGTATCCGGCGAATCTCCGGCGGGAATGACTGTACAGCGGGGCCGGAAAATCGCCTCCTGGGGAGTAATGGAAAGCAGCCCGCCGATAAACTGAGGCGGAACGGCAAATCCACCCGACTCACCAATGACCATCTGCTGTGCACGGTTTTCCTGCAGCCGGTGATCGGAAGGGTTGAACCGTACCGAGTGCATGAATTCCCCGAAGTTCTTAAACTCTTTCGCTTCACCTTGACTCTGTGTCACCGGCGGCCGGAGAGGATCGTCAACCCTTCTCCTCATTTCCAGTTCGGCAACTGAAAGCCGTTCCTCGCGCGCGACATCGGCCTTTACCTTGTCCGCGTCTTTCTCGAAACCCTCATACGCGCGGGTTTCCTCATCGGTCAGATCGCGCTTTTCCTCATCCGCTTTCGTAAGGATACCGCGCATCTTCTCAATGATTTCATTGTATTTTGCCCGCAATTTCTCTAATCTGTTCATATTGAAATCCTCCTTAAATCCTTTGGTTTCCGGCGGCCATGTCGAAAATCCTGATCCGCCGTCTTAATAGTTCGCGCCGCCACGGAGCCTTTGGCAGTCCCGAAACGTCGCGCCATTGGTCATGCGAACGAACCGCAATGTCCGTTCCGTCATAAAATGGATATGTAACCGGGGAAACGTCATAGAGCCGGACCTTAACGAGTGTCCGCAAATCAGGTTCTTTGCCTTCGCCCTTAACCCACTCCTCGACGAGCGTTTCAAAGGCGAAGGACATCTGTGTAATATCACCGCGTTCGATTGATACCAGAAGATCACGCGCCTGTTGGGTATCCGGAGGAGTTATTTCAGAAACGAGCCCGACCTCATCCTCGGAAAGTTTCAGCGTTCCTGCTTTGTTTCTTCCAAGGACGAAGTTCGGGTCATGGTTGAAGAGGGCCCGCACGTCATCGTTTGGGATTGATTCAGCGAACGCCCCCGGCCTGATCTGCTCCCTGAACCATCCTCCATCCCCGACTTGGTTGAATACTGCGGCATGGCCGACGAGCCGCGCCTCTTTCCCCTCTCTTGAAACACGGAACTCCGGCACATGGATTGTCCTTACCTCCCGTTTCGGATCGTTATTTCTTAATTTCATCGGTCGCTCCTGTATTGTCCGGCGGGTTCGCTGGTTTTGTGTTTGGGTTTTCATAAACGTCCCCGCCCGGATACGGATTCATGTTTTCAAGTGCTCTCACTTCGTTTGCATTCATAATCCTATTTGCGATTGCGATTGCGTACGCAGCGAACCGGGACGCCGTGTCGCCCCTCAAGAGGCCGTCTAGTTTGAATTCCGCGAATATCCCTTTCTTGCGGTCCTGCTCAGATACGAGATGGACGTTGATTGACTTCTCAATCCGTGTCACCCAGGGGCGGATAGTGTGGACGACAAAAGACAAGAAGAACTGCTCCGCGCTGGCATAGGTCGAGGTATTGTCGGGATGGCCGATCAGGACACAGGGAACGCGGAATATCCTGGCGATTTCCTCGATCTGGAACTGCCTGCTTTCAAGGAACTGAGCATCCTCATTCGTGAGGGAGATTTGATGATATTCAGCGTTCTCTTCAAGAATGGCGGTCCCTTGGGAATTTGCACCACCATAATTCTCGTTCCAAGATTGTTTCAAATTCGCCTGAGCTACTTCTTTTAAAGTGCCAGGATACTTAATATACCCCGACGGACGGGCAGAGTTCCGAAAGAATCTTGCTCCGTACTTGTCGGCGGCCATTGCCAGACCGATGGATTCCTTTGCTTGCGCGATAGGGGACAGGCCAACAATACCATCAATGGACATCCCCTTGACGTGCCATACCTGATCGCGTTTAAGTTCGTTTTCCTTCCCGTTTTCATCTTTGTATTTATAAACCAGCACCCCTCCGGGAGTCCGTTCGATGACCATATTATCTGGCAACAGCGGAATTAATTCGACCAGTTTCCCTGATTGTTCCCTTATCTTCTGAGCAAAGAAATTCCCCCGAAGATTAAGATGCGCCATGCCCTGCTCCCAGAATTCATAGGAGGTCTGCTCTGGATTCGGGGTGTTGTGCAGGAGTTCCCAGAGATAGTGATCGCGTACGGGGTCTTTTCCTCCGTTTTTCCGGGACTTGTAGATAAATAGAGGGAGTGAGGCGACGGTTTCAGAGAGGACGCGCACACACGCGTAAACGGCTGAAACGGTCAAGGCTGTGTCTGCCGTGACGTTTTCACCGCTCGCGGATGATAGACGTTCAGAGATAACCTTAAGAAATCCTTCGGCTCCAAGTACGTTTCGGAGCTGAAGTGCGGCCCACTTTTTAACACGGGACGAAAAAGACATTTCTTCTCCCCCTTGTAGAGGAGAATCAATCATATTGCGGAATTTCGCAAAGACAGGACGGTACTAAATAGACTAAATAGACAAGACTTTAAGAACTGAGCGACCGGATAATGGTTTTTATATTCTCATGAGGTATCCGGATCACCTTTGATGGACCGATACGAACAGCGTTAAGTTTGCCCGTATCGATCCATCCGTAGATCGTTTTGACCGATAGAGAAAAGTATTTTGCAACCTCATCCGGCCTTAGCAAATCCTTGTTCGGTAGATCGCTCATTATGACCTCGTAAAGATAATGTTTTCGGCATCAATGCCTTCTATGGTCCGACGTTCCCTGCTATGGGGTGTCATGGAATTGAAACGATTATCCATAGTAAACCCCGCCATTAATAGAGCCGCGCTTATCCGTTCCCTGGTCTTGCTTGATACCTCAATAAGAATCGATTTCACACGAGGAAGAGTTTCTACCATTCCCTTAATGACCTCTATCTCCTGGCCGTCGATGTCAATCTTGATATTCAGCAGTCCTTTATTGGGAATGCTATCAATACGAGTACAAAAGCACTTTCCGGGGCGGGCGGTCATTTGCGCCCCTGTTTTTCCCGACTCCTCGTGGGGAATATCAAGGTGATAAAATCCCGTTCGATTCCCTATCGCCCACTGTATCGGCAGGATATTATAGCGATTTGCCGCTACATTGTTCAATAATGCTATATAGTTTCCGGGATGTGGTTCAAATGCGACTATTTTCATTTCCGGAAACAGACTTGCCGCATAGAGACTGTAAATCCCTATGTTTGCACCTACATCAAAAAATACATCGTGCGGATCAAAAGACTTGATCCATTCAATCGTCTCAGGTTCCTTGGTCCACATCGTTTCCGCCCTATATAGCTCCATAGGCGTTTCTATTCGCATCTTAAACGGTAACACCGGATGCGCCCAGATATCAAACGGTTCATATTCGTTCATCGTCTCATTCCCTCCAATTCCCAACAACGGATTGACACATAAACCGGCCCCGTGGCCTCATTGACCGCCCATTCCATCGCACCCCGTAGCTGATCCGGCGTCTCGGGGACAAGGATGGTCATCCCTGGCATTGTTTTCATAAGCGCGATATCTTCAAGGCATTCGTGAGAAGTACCCGGCCCCGTGGGAAGCATCCCGGCCATTGCCCCCACAAAAACGATATGCCGTCTTTCAAGGCAAGAGTTATAGATCTGCTCATTTGCCCGCCGACAGAGAAACGCGGCGAAGGAATGGGCTATGGGGATAAACCCACCGGCGGAAAGCCCCGTTGCCATACTCACCATATCCTGCTCTGCTATCCCGCATTGAATAAAGCGGTCGGGATACAATTCCCTGAAAGGTGTCAGCCCGCAATCCGGTTCAAGGTCCGCATCCATGACCACCACGCGCGGGTGCGAGCCCACGCGCGCAAGGATGATGGGATAGGCCTTTGCGAGCGCATGAATGGGACAGGGGCGGGGATAGGGAACTTTTTCGGCCCACGCCTGATTGACCCCATTCGGCGCAAGGCGATCTATTAATTCATCGGCTGCCCTCTGATATTCTTCATCGCTCAGCGCCCCCGCGTGATATTTGTTGTTGCCCTCCATGAAGGAGATCCCGGCGCCTTTAATGGTAGAATGGAAAATGATTGGCTCTGGAAAGCCATCCGGGGTTTTTCCTTTTATTGCACTTGATAGGGTAAATTTATTATGGTCAATATGGATAAACACTCTTTTATCGACATGGTGCAATGCCTCCCAATTCTGCCCTTCCTGCATCTCTCCATCACCGACAAGGACGTGGATCTTCCGTTTCCTTCCTGCAAGTCTATCCGCCGCCGCAAGTCCGTTCGCCTTACTGATCCCCATCCCGAGCGAGCCGGTATTAAACAGGATCCCCGGAACATCAATGGTCGGATGGCCGGGCAATCCACCTGGACGGCGGAAGGTGTGGATTGAATCAAACGGAATGATCCCTTTCACCTGAAGGATGGCGTAAAGGGCTGGCGCGTCGTGGCCTTTCGATGAGATAAAAACATCATCCGGCCCCATGCCGCCGAAAAATAACGGGACCATGATTGTCAGGGATGACAGCGAGCCGCCGAGGTGTCCGCTGCCAGCCTGTTGGACCATGTAGAGGATATTCAGCCTCAGAGCGTCAAGCATAACAGCGTTATCCGTGATCCTGTCCAACTCCGCTTTTGGAACGTAGTAGAGTTTCATACCTTCCTCCCTATCAGCCATTCGGCATAAGCTAAATCTTCCGGTGTGTTGATGTCTATCCCCTCGTTCCCTTCGGTGAAAAACGGTCTAATCCGTTCCCCGCTCACGTTTCCGAACTTTTTAAGCGTCTCAGTCCATGCAACATGGATGCAACCGTTTTGACAGTAAACATCGCCGAGGGATTGTGTCGGTTTATCAAACCACGGAACCTCCACGTTATTCATTGTCAAGAATGGCGTCATGAATGCTTCTCCGATGATCCACGACTTTAGCGGGTGCGCCTTTGTTTTCTCCACCGCCCTCATGGAATCGCACTCTTCATATTGCACCGGATCAAACTCTATCATCGCCCTCCTGATCGTTTCCGCCGTCCTGAATGGTGATGTTGGCCGGAGAATAACGAACACGTCGAATCCTGGAAAGTTATCGAGGGCGTGTTTCACCCATTGATAATCGTGAGCGGTATCGGTGCAGAGTTCGGGTGGACGCATCAAGATTGTCACTCCGAAAAACGATGACCACTTGCCCCACTCAAAATCATCAGTTGAAATAATGATTTTATCAAAAACGTTGCTAAGGTGCGCCCCCTCAATAGCGTATTGCAGAAGAGGCTTGCCGGCAAGCAGCGCCATATTCTTGCCAACGATTCTCTTGGATCCCCTTCGCGCGGGGATGAGGCCGATGATCTTCATAAGCTTAACCTCCGTGATGGTTGAAATGATCGTTCTATACGATCCTGTTTACATAAATTCTCAGTTGCCCATAACGGTTGTAAGTTTTCCAATGACCAGCATTTCTGAAAATCTATATCGGTAAACTTTTCATAATTAAACGCTGCGATTGGGATTTTGTGATCTATATGCCATTGCTTACCGTAATTATCCCATGTCATGCCTTGTTCAAATTGCTTTCCGAGATGATCCATTAAGTTTTTTAGTGTGAATCCGAGTAAATCTTCCCAATGATATCCGGCCTTATTCCTCCTGATTGATTTCAGGATCGCCGAACTAAAGCGATGATTGATCTTTGCTTTTGGGTCATTACGCCTTTTTGTGACATTATCTCTTGAAATTTTCTTAATAGTCTCTATTCCCTTTTCCGTCTTATAAAATTTTCTTTTCCATTCCCGTTGATATTCCCGATAATGGTCGGCTTGGCCTATCCTTTCTTCTCGTTCGCACTTTTTACAGTCCGCCCGAACTTGTGGTTTGGTTCTGCGTTTATCAATGTATGTTCGGAAGCAATCCAGAGATAGCATTGCTCCGCACCTGGTACATTTTTTTACCATACCGTGTATCCTCCGCCCACGAACAAAGGTGCATCATAGGGGACCTTCGCCATGACGCAAGTCCTGAACTCGTTGACAAAATCCTCTCGTCTTAGCATCCGACCGATGGGGATTTTCGCTTCATATTTCCGCTTGAAATCGTCATATTGCTTCCCCTCAACTCCTGATAGTGCGAGCATATTGAAAACGATCCCCTTTTGTGCATATCTGACCAAGAGGTCTTTGCAGAGTTTCCAGAGGCCCGCCTTGCTTGCGCCATAGGCCCACGCCTTATCAAATGGCGGGGTGTAATTACGAAAATCAGAGGCAACAAATCCGAGCATCGAACCGATAAAGACAATGTTCCCACACCCAACTTCAAGCATGGATGGCAAGAACGCTTCCACGGTGTTTGCGGCACCCAAAAGATTAACCCTCAAAATCCTTTCAGCATCTCCCCAAAATGTCGAAACGCTGCCCGGGGGAACATCTACCCCTGCATTGCACACGATAACGGACGGCACCCCGAGGCTCTTGACGCAATCGTAAGCCGCAGATGCAACCTGATCTGCTCTACCGACATCCGTGTTTGGCAAATCGATCCCCCAAACATCCGCCCCCATCTCGTTAAGCGTTTCGCACCATATCGGCCCCAACTGCCCGCTCGCGCCCGTGACAACCGCCACCTTCCCGGAAAGATTCATAATGTAATACCTCCAAGTCCACAATAGCCAGACGGTTTCTCAGTCTTGTTTTCTGTCCTATCGAGCCATTCTTGTGACATCCCCCATCGCCACATCATACAGTCAGATGATTGACATACCCTCAGTCCCCCATTCATAGCTCGGTTCATTGGACATAACTTCGTTTTCGCTTCTTCTTCTGTCATAAATGCCCTCCTTTCCCTTTCGTAAGGTTCCTGATTTCGGATACCTTCGCCATGATGATCAAAACCGCCGCCGTCAGAATTGTCAGCATGGCAAAGATGGCCTTAACCCATTGAATCAGTTCCGTCATTTCACCTCCTGAAACGCCGGATGATTCTCTGGGATAGCGAAATGCGTTTTAACCGTCTGTTTGATCTGGGCCAGCCCGGTTTGACCGAGCGGGACTTCGGTCGTCTCGATTTCAATCTGCCGGATCGTACACCCCGTGTCATTGATAAATTTCGGCAACTGCTCAACGACCAACCTTGTAATATCTTCCGCTTTCTTCGTGATCTGTTCCTGTGTCAAATTCTCAATCATAATACCCTCCTTTAAGTGGTTTCCGGTAAAAGTGTTCTTTTTGTTTTCTGCCCGATCTCGCACCCGCCGCAAATCTCATGGTTGTGACCCGAGAAATCAAGACATTCCTCGCGTGTGATAAGATCATCATGTTCGGGGCATTTGACCTTATCCACTTCTGGATCTCCGAGCCCCATGTCAATTGCGATCTGGTCATCCATGATATTCATCCGTTCGAGCCCCTTCATGGTCCGCTCGTTTTTCGATGCAATCCCATAGAAGGATGCGATTGAGTTCAGCGTTTTGATCTGAATTTCACATTCCCGCTGACAGGCCGAAATTACTTCCATGTCCGGCCTCTTCACACCCTCTATGGATTTCATCAACCGCTTCATCCTTGCATTGCTCTCCTGAAATAACGTCACGATCTGATTCATGTTCCGCCCTCCATTTCTTTAATTGTTTTAAGGTTCTTTTCATTTCTATCTGTTGCCGCGTTAATTCGATGATCACCGGGGTGATCTCACTCAAAGCACTTCTTCCCTTTATTCTTTTTCTTATATACCAATCTCTCAATTCTTTACAGGCATTCGATTGATATCTCCGTTTACATTCCTTCACATATACGGGATCACTCTTTAATTTTGCATATCTCCACTCTCTCCTCCGTTCCGCGCCTCCGTGAGTATCGTCTTGTTCTTTCTTGCAACGCGAACACCAACTACTCATATATGGTCCATATCGCCGTCCTTTGTGGGTTGCGAAATTAATAGAAAACCTATCTCTAACCATATATTCCTTACATTTTTTGCATAAAAATAGATTCGGGTCTGTTGGATGCTGGCGTTTCATCGGATCATTCCCCCGTCCAATGCAATCCCCGTTGACAGGTCCGCAACCAGCGAATGACCGACTACGTTGTCAACCTCTCCGGGCAACAACCCGCCAGCGGGAGCCTTGAAACAAATATCTTCCTTCGTTAAGACCGATCCGGCGGGCATCGGCCTTTGAAGGTAGATCCCTTTCCCCATTTTGCGCACAAATCCAATCCTTTCCGCGTCCGTGATGTTCTTCTGTCCAGTCCCAAGCATTTTGTCGGTTCGCTTGACATCTTCAACGGCCTGAGTCATGCCCTTTGGCTCCAAAGAAAAGCTGTGATCCGTCCCCTTCATCGATCTATTCAGGGTAAAGTGCGCCTCAAAAATCGAAGCCCCCAAAAGCCGCGCATATTTCAGCGGATCAATGCCCGGATGATGACTCGAAAATCCGATAAGACAATCGGGATATCTGTCCCGTAAGGTCACTAAAGTTAAGAGATTAAGTGTTTCATCCGTGTTTGGATAGAGCGAAACACAGTGCAAAAGCGCATAATTCCGGTTTATTGGGTCAATAGTCGCCACAATCGCGTCAATATCCTCAAAAGTAGCCCCTCCGGTTGAAATTATCATCGGTTTCCCGTATTTTGCCACTTTTCGGATCAATGGCAGGTTTTTTGCGTCGCAAGAGGCGATTTTATACAGCGGACAGTCAAACGCCCTCAGAAACTCCGCGTCCGCCTCGGTAAACGGCGTTGCGAACAAAATAACCCCGTATTTGTCCGATATGGCCTTAAAACGCCTGAATTCACGCATTCCGAACCAATCAAGGGCGTCTCTATGCTCGCCATAGGTCTTTCCGAAGCTATTTTCATTCTCGTAAGGCCGCGCCCGCTCCGTCTCTATCATCATTGACTTGTCACGCTTCTGCAACTTGACCGCATCCACCCCGCACTTTGCCGCCGCGATAATCATTTCCTCGCACTTGTCCGGGTCGCCCTGGTGGTTGCTTCCAATTTCTGCGATGAAAAAACAATCCCTTGTTGTCAATGTCCTGCCTTTGATCATTAATTTTCTCATAAGCCCTCCATTAAAGAGTCAAAACACCGCGTCTCTCATAGACGGATTTTGTTTTTTTCGCCTCCGGATTCATCGCCATGAGCGCCACCGCCGACAATCCCGCCATAAGCGGATCGATCTTCCCGGTCCCGGATGCCTGTTTTGTTATCAGGATCGCATTGCCTTTTGGTTCTACACGGGCATTCCCAACGCACCATTGCATCATCCTGGACCCGCAATGGATGATTGATTTTGACGCAACCTTGACCTCCATCGTCTTGATTGCGCTGTTGAGCCGCCACCCCTGCGAGATACCAACAATCCGGTCATGGTCTATCTTGCCTTCCCCTTTTTCATCGCCATTTTCGAGTTCATCGGCAATCAGTCCGGTCCCGGACGGGTCAACGCCGATCCGGTCAAGCAGGCCAGAGGCGTCCAGCTTACGGACAATATCGCCGACCTCTTTGATGCCCTGTTCGACTTCCCCGACGATGGTCAAATCTCCGTCCTTCTCGAAATCCCGGTACTTCGGGGCCTCTGATTTGCGACGTTCAAGAGCTATCTCGTGCGCCCAAGCATGAGCGTAAAGAAGCCAGGCCCCGGTTTCTGTCTCACGGCCAAGGACGGAAAGCCCCAAAAGATCGTCCAGTCCGCCGCCGTCAACTCCGACCTCGATCACCTCACATCTCTCGACAATCGTTTCAAGTTTGACGATTCCCGCCGCCGCTTCCCAAAAATCAGCCCCGGCCCACCTCTGGGATTTCAGGGAAAGGCCCATCTCGACATTCAAATGTTTCGATAAAAACCCCTGCATTGATTCAACGCCCGCCTCTTCGGCCTTCTTGAATTCACGGGATATGAAAGCCTCATCAACGGACGCGCCGAGGTTTGGATTCGTGACAAACCAATATTTTGAATCGAGATACTTTTTTTCTTTCAGGAATAATTCAGGGAACTCGTAAAGAATCGGTAAAAATGTGTTATCGCTGATTCTGCCATCCCGAACGCCCCGCGCATAATTGAGCTTTTGCGCGAAGATGCCAGCCGGGGCCTCATCGGATTGCGTTGTTAACCAGATAACAAAACCCTCTGGACGCGACGCGAGCCCACCGCAAGCCTCGCGAAGCATGTTTTCGGCGTTCGGCATCTTTCCAAACAACCATGCCTCATCAATCAAGATCCCCGTGGCCTTCTTCCCTCCGACTGTTTCGTTGGCCGCCGCTACTACTTTCAGCGTTGCACCCGTGTTTCTATGCGTTATTTGCCTGTAATGCTCCTGAACAAGCATCAAATCAGACAATTCTTCATCGGCACGGACCATCTCGCGGGCAGGAATGAAGCTGTTTGACGCTACCTCGACAGTCGGAGCGAGAATCAGGAATTCAGCCGAATCCCTCCAGTTGCGGATTAATGCGGTCATCATTACGCCCGCCGCCGTCGAACTTTTGGAATTCTTCTTAGAAATCAATAAGAAATACTCAGAGATCAGCCGTCTCCCGGCTTCGGAATCATACGAGCCAAAGATTGACGCCACAAATTCCAGCACCCATGGACGCCCAACCTCCCCGTATGTCGGGCGATTCAGGACATCGACAAGACGAAGCTCCTTGAAAACGGCAAGGGCAGACTCCGCTTCTTCCGGGAACAGCGGCGGAAAAGTGATCAGGGATTCACCGGCAAGGATGCGGCGTTCCCAATCGAGGCATTTAGTAGTCCACTCCATCACTTACTTACCACCTTCAGCACCGGCGGCGCACTTGCTTTAAATTTCCCGGACCCGGCATTTTTCGCCCGGTCCGCCGTGACTTCCTTCTTGCCAGCGCCCTCTCCTTTCCGAGCATGGCAAAATGGAGCTGCGGCAATAGCCATGCGATCCTTCCGGGCTTTGTCGGCCTCGTTTGGGTCGTTCAGCACCTTAAGCATGTAGTCCAGAGGCATCATGTTGGCTTCTGCGGCGTCGTCAATGATGTCCTGGGGAATTTCGGGTGTCCTGTGGGATCTTTTTACAGTCTTGCCTTTTCGCTTCTTAGAAACAGCACCTTTCGGCCTTCCCGCTCCCGGTCTATACCCACCCCGTGACATTATCTCACCTCAATATCGTTAATCTGAATAAGGACCATGTTGTTTTTCCATTTTAGGACGTTGACATTTTTGGGAATTAAAGAGGTGTCAATGTCAATCGTTATCCTCACACACTCGTCCGCCGTCGTTGCAACCTTAACCACCTGTCCTTTTACCTGTTCCATCTCACTTTCCTCCTTTGATTATTTTTGATTTCTATGTTTGATTTCCTTTTGTAGTTAATCAAACGCCAAATTAATTCTCCGAATGAG